GCCTATACCTTTAGCTAGTTCGCCCCATTCCATACGAGAATATAAACGAATAGGTACGTATAATGCCATCATAGAGAAGGATAACGCTAATATAGAACCAGTCATACCAGTTAACATAGCGCCTTTACTGATAGCCGTTAAGGCTGCCATACCAGCAATTAATGCTCCAAAGGTGCCAAGTCCTTTAAGCACATCATCGCCAGATAATTCACTAAAACCTCTTAAAGCGAAACTTAGTATTAACATCGATGTTGCTAAGGCCAATGCTAAACCAGACATCTTTGCAATACCAGCAACTACGTCTGCGTTTATTGACTTAGCAGTTACCTTTAATGAAAGCATGAATAATGTAACCATTGTAAGAATTGGCATTAATTTGTCAATGTCAATCTCAGATAGTTTATTCAGAGCTGCTGTTAAAGCTATAACAGATATAGATAAACCTATGACACTAGCTGAAAATGATAAGGCATCTTTAGGACTAAAGTTCACCTTTTCTAACATTTTTAAAGCAACAGTAAGCATTGTTAAGCCACTAGCTGCAGCTACTAGTGACCCCATAAGTCTATCTGGGTTAATCTGTGATAATATAAGCAAAGCACCAGCAAACGCAACCAAACCAATAGCAATGGATTGCATAGATTGGGCTTTCATGTTCTGTTTAAAGGCGCCTGTGAATGTTTTCCAACCTGTGGCAAATGAGTCTAATGTTGGTGTGATTAGTTTAGTCTTCTCAGTTAATGATTTAATGGTCTTAATTATGTTCTTTAGGGCGACAACCTCCATAGCGATAAGACTTAAATTTGCTAATACTTTAAAGTCGTCCCAATTGAATAATTCGGTTATGGCTCGTTTAGCTCCTCTTGCTAAATCTGCCAGACCATGAAGATCATCCTTAAGAGTTTTAAACCCACCAAAGATGTCCAATTCTGGTCCGTCGAATCCCTCAAACAGTTCTTTAATAACGTCTGAGAATTTCATGTCACCTTTCAAGAATTCAAGAAGATTCTTTCCAAGGTCTTTTAACTTCTTGCCAAAAGTTTGAATACCATTCTTAGCCGCTTCCCAAATGCTTCCATCTTTTAAGGAATCGCCTAATGATTTATACGCTCTTGCAAAGGAGTCTACACCTTCCCCACTGGATGCAAATGCTGTTTTAATACCAAAGAAACGTTCGAGCAATCGCCCAAGTGATGATGCTATGCCAGTTATTGTAGACTTCATTCTATCAAACGCATTGTTTAATAGCGCATTTCCTTTTACAAAGGATCCTATACTATTAGCAAACCCTTTGAATGAGTTCATTACTTTCTGGAATGACAACTTTTGGAAAACACTCTGGACTAGTTTTAAGAAAGACTTTAAACCACCAGTAACTTTTCCAAATACATTCTGGAAAATATCACCCATTGTTGATAGGGCCTTGGTTATGCCCTCAAGTATTGGTTTAGGAACTCTTGCTTTCTCGGTTAATGCTACAAATGCCTCAGATAACTTGTAAATTTGTTTCACGGTTACTGGAGGGATGAAGCGCTTTAGCCCAGAACCAATAGCCGAAAATACTTCTTTGAAGTTTCGAAAAATATTACCAAAACCCTTCCAAAGATTCTTAATACCGCCCATGTCTGTGAACTTTTTCATGTTGGCTAAGAACTTATTGAAGGTCATGTCCATAGCTTTACCAAAGACATCATTAATCGCTGATAATCTTTCAGTTGCTGTTCCGAAATCACCAACTAACATTTCCCAGAAAGTAGCCCATTTTGACCCAATGGCCTCGCCCATCGCATCAAACAGCTGTTCGAAGGTTCTTACCTTAGTAGCTGACTCTTCCGCAACGGTGGCCAACTCTAGGATGTCTTTTATCTGCTGGTCGTTATAACCTTTCTTCTTTAATTGTGCTTTATAGCTATCAACGGTTGCTTTAGTAACGCCTTCAGTACTCATGGTTAGTTGTTCAAGAGTATCTGTCAATACATCAGCTGTTATCCAGCCTTCAGATAATGACTCCCTGAATGAACCATGTTTCTTTATCATGTCATCGACTGCGATACCATGAACACGGGCTGTACGCTTCAAGGCTTCTTGGAATGTCGTACCACCCATACCAGCGTTAACTACTGAGTTCCAGTCCTGAAGCTTAACACCGCCTGCAGAAATTGCCTGAGATAACTGATACATCGCAACTGATGCTTGTTGAGATGATGAACCAGAAAGGGCTGCCAAGTTTGCAATACCTTTAATAGATTTAGCTGCTGGTTGTAATTTAACACCTGCTGCTGTAAAGGTACCAATGTTCCTTGTCATGTCTGCAAAGTTGTAGATTGTCTTGTCGGCATAATGGTTGAGTTCATCCAATGTGGATGTTATCTCGCTCATCTTTGTGCCGTCTTTTTTAGTGTTAGCCTGAATTGTTTGGATAGATTTCATCTTTAGTTGGTACTCATTGAAACCATCCATTATTGGTTTAAGGGTGAAGTTTCTAGCCATTGACAATCCAGCTTCTACTGCTCGATTAGTTATAGTGGCTAAGGCAGTAACACCCATTACCTTAAGTGCGGAGAATTTTTGAGTAACTCCATCAACGGCACTTCCTAGACCATGAGCACCTTTAGCTGCACCGTCAAAGTTGACGTCGGCGCCTTTATTTCTAGAAAATGCTGCTTTAATCCTATCCATAGTAGATAGGGATTGTCTCGCATTAGCCTCGAAATCTTTGTTATCGAGACGCATTGCAATTATTTTTTCATCTATAGGTCTCATAATCCAAGCCTCCTATTTATGGCCTCTCCGACCATTTTGTAGACAGGAAGCATAGCTGGACGAATATAATCTACTGGTGGAACATACCCACCATTTCGAGTACCGTGTCCTAACTGTATAAGAACCGCAAGATTTACCGAAAGTTCAGGGTGCGCATTATTGAAAAATATAAGCTCACGAGAGCTAGATTCTTTTACAATTTTGTAACCCCAACCTTGTGCTGTAATTCCGCTACGCTTTGGGGTGTTGTTTTTAAGTAAGCTAACTCCTAATTCGCCAGCCTTTACTAAAATATCATCATGATTTGTGGACATTTGTTTTTTAAGATACTCTCGTATGTTTTTAAAATCCCCATGATCCTCAAAACGTACTCTCATCTATTACCCCTTTGTGTTATACTTCTGTCTTCGCAATTTATTTAACTCACTGTTCTGCTTGTAAATATCTTGTCGAGACATTTTCTTAGGATTTCTTCTTGCCGAAATTACATTAATTAATGTCAGGAGTCTATTAAGATTCCACTTTTCGCAAGTGAAAGGAACTCCTGCATCTACCATCATAGCGTATATGACTTCTGATGTAATTACTTTTCGAGGCCCTGCGCTACCTGTTGTACGTATTGCTGTAGCTGTATGAGTACGGTCCACATAGGTTGTTAGTTCTCTTATGTTTTCCCTACTTAAATAACTACTAGAAAACGTATCATCAAAGCACATGCACTCGAAATATAAATACAAATCGTCGTCATGCAATTTTCCGCCATCAACAGATAAAAATGGTCTACAAGTTATACTCTCCCACTTCGACAAGGAAATGAGAGAGTGTTCAAACTTGTATGGTTTGCCAGGGATGGTAGTAAAAGTATTTGTGACTTCGTCATAGAACTCCTTTTCAGGTGTTCTTAACTTAATCATCTTGTTACTGGTTGTACATTAGGTGCTGAAACCTTAGAAACATTTGTGCCAATTCCTTCGAAGAATGTCTTAGATCCTTCTGGATCGTTAACAATTTCCTCGAATAGTTGTGCATAAGCATTTGAATTAGCAAAAGCCTCTCTAGCTTCAGCTGTCTTTATAAATGACTTACCGTCAACTGACTTTTGTCCATAAGATGAAAGTATAATTTTGTCAAAAATATCGATGAGTTTCTTAAAATCTTGTTGCTCAGCTATCTTTTCAATAACTTTGCTAAGATCTTCTGCCCCAACTGCTCCAAGTTCAGCAACCATTCTAGTTGCTTCAGGCAGAGATACGTGGAAGTAGAAGTCCTCAGTTCTTTCCTTGCCGTTAAAGTCTACATAAGTTATAGTTTTCTTAATCATAATATTCTCCTGTTATTTTTAGCATATGTTATTATTGTGGTTCTTCTTAACCTTCTGAACCAACTGAACCAACTAGTTCTAAAATTTCATCAATTGATGGTAGTTTTGGTTCTTCGGTACCACCATATAATACTTCCTTAAGTGCTTTTACACCAGCTTCAGAAGTTTTAGTAGTATCGACACAAATATAAGCAGTTGGCTTAATACCTTTAGATTCTAGATCTGCAGATATACTCTCTGGAACTGTTGAGAATTCCCAAGAGAATGTAATAGCATTAGGGTCATCGTTAATTGTTTCATAGTCTCTAGAAGATGGCGTAACTTTAGCTTGATAGATGATATGAATCTTTTCACCAAAATCATCACCTTCAGTATCGTTACCAATATTAGTAGCGTAAGTCAATCCAAAACTCTTTCTAGCTTGTTGCCCTGCATAAACACCGGTACTAAGTTCTTTTGAACCATCACATGCCATAAATTCATCTGGATATGTGTATGCTTCAATAGTACCTTTGAAGTTCTCTGCAGAAGTCATTGAAATATACTTGTGATTGTTAGCATAGATTGGTGATTCTTCAGCACCATCTGGCGATTGTTTAACGGCAGTGAGTCCGTTCCACGCAACACCAACTCCGTAGTTACCGTCGGCTTCCATAGGGTATAACACACCATGAGAAGTACCGTTTTCATAAAGTCTTTTTCCTGTTTCGTCCCATTTTAACATTGCCATAATTTACTCCTTTAGTAATATAGTTTAATTTTTGTATGGTATAAGTTATCGGTTATATACCTACTTGTCACCTCGAGATACCTAAAGTTTTCTCTAAGCATCTCAGGTATTGTAGGATCTGGGTGTGTCTCGATTACTGTCACATCGTACCTTTTTGTTATTGAGTACGGTTTATCATCGGCATGCCTAACATCTGCGGCGTTCCTTGTATAAATTATGCAAGGATACTTGAGCACAATATTTGTAGGAGGCTGATAATATACATTGTCACAATACTTGAGTAGACTATTGTGTAGTTTCTTACGATCGTTCATTGTATAACGCTCCTACATTTAATATTATTCTACGTCTGAATACCTCAGCAGAGTTTACAGACCGTTTTGCTCCAGCATATTCCAGCCACTGAATATGCATAAAGTTTTTGAACGCGAACTCGTCAGCTACAAGGTTGAACCTAAGATTCAAGGTGATGTTCTCATTAACTTGTGTAGGTTCGGACGCCCTTGCAACTACGTGTTCTATATCGCCCTTCATCTGACGTTCTTCAAAAACTTGAGTCCATATTCCAGGCTCCGTTTCAGCCATCATGGCATACCCAACTTTCCCGGAATACCTAGCCATGGTTTACCTCTTAACCAGCTGCTTGAGATTCAGGATCACTTGTTGCTCCAGATTTGCTAAATACTATTGCAGATTTAGGAATTGTTAGAGCACCAGAAAGTCTAGTTTCAATTAGGTACTTATACTTGTTAAAGTCGATATCGAAATCTGAGAATGAAGTTACTTGACCGCCCCTTGTGGATCCAACAGTGTAATCAGATAGGTTAACAACAATAGCTTTACCAGTTCCTTTAAGGAATGTAGTTTCCTTAATATCACTCATACCGAGTAGTGTTGCGATTTCTTGGTTTGATGGAATATGGCCTGATAGCCATCTGCCATCGCTACCTTTAAGTAGTTTAACATCAGCTAGTACTGCTGGGTCAATATACATAGTTGGTTTACCAGAACCTTCATACTCAGGCATAGCTTTGATTACAGCTTCAAAGAAGTTTTCAGCGTCTTTGTATTCTGCTTTGATAGAATATACTTCATCGTCTGTAGCGATTGGTCTGATCTTTTCTTCATCGATTTTGTATTGAGAAGAAGATTCCCTACCATCACCAACAAGAATGGATCTACCAAGTTCCATCTCAAGCATTACTCTCATTTCACCTTGTAGAGCTGAAACTACATCGAAATCTGTTATCTCAATAATATCATCTCTATCAAGTTTTTGTTTCTTGTAAATTGTTGTAGGATATGTTTCTCTCTTAAGAACTTTGATTACTTCATCAACTTTCCTAGTGCCTTTTACATACCCTTTAGCTCTTTGTTTTTCATCATCAACATCTATGTCGAAATATCTTGTTCTAATCTTAGAAAATGGAGATTTAGATACACCGTTTATAATATCTTTATAGCCGGTGTTTTTGTCCATCACCATCTTTGGAATTCTGTCTAAGTTGTGTACTTCGGGAAATAGCATTTCGATATTAGTGATACCGTAGTCTACTCCTGGTTTTTGTGAAGCTTCATCATAAGCTGCTTGCAATAAGTAATCCTTAAAAGAATCAGCCTTGTCGCCGATTGCTGACTGAAGAAGTACCGCTTGGTCTTCGTGTGTGAATACTTCTCCTTGATTTTCTTCCATTCCATTGAATATGTTGTGTTTCATAGATTCATCGTCCTCCTCGTCAATGTCATCTGCATCGATCCCTAAATCGTCTGCTAGTGCAGCGGCGTCGTCATCACTTAGTCCGGATACGAACTCGTCGATTTGTTCGTCGCTCATTTCCATAACGTCATCAAGTGAAAAGCTCTTTTGAGCATTGTTATCGTCCACTTTGTCCTCCTTTTCTTCAATGACATCGTCAGATGAGTGTATTAGCTGTCCAGTATACACGATACTTTCCTCATCCTGACTGTCACCGTGTGTAATCACACTATCTATTAATGCACCTGGATTTGCTCCAGCTAATACTAAACTAACTTCATAGATTTCTCCATGAACTACATCACTGCCTTGACGCTTTACTTTTCTAGCGCCAATAGACATTGATGATATGTCACCATGTTTAACCATTGCTTTAGCATGCATAGCATCCTCTGAATCATTGAAATATCCATAGCCATACGTACCAAGATCGGTTTGTTTAAGTGTGACATGACCTAAAACATTGCTTGGTCTATCGTAATTATGGTTCCATACTAGTGGTACCTTTTTACCGTTTGAATTAGCAAATGCTTTTTGTTTAATTACCACGCCGTCACTACATAGAATGTCATTCTTTGTTACATAACCGGCGAAGTCATAGTTTTTACTCATGATTCTCCTCCATTTTGACTGTCACGAGTGTGCTCACCTTCTGCCTTTATTGCGGATGGCATAGATGATTTCGGAGCGATGTTTGGATTCTTCAACTCATCGGCTTCCGGCTCGTTGGATCGTTTAAGACCCATCATGTCTCTAATTTCATTTGAAGTAGCGATTTCGTTTCGCCTCAATGTATCGCCTAAACTTACTAATTGCTCAGCAGATACAAGTGAAAGCATGTTACGATAATACTCTATGGCGTGACCTTGAGTTCTCGCGGTCTTTGTTAAGAACTTACGTTGCATCTCCGCAATGATGAATTCCAATATTGGGTCGATAGTTCTGTTGTAATACGCTCTTAGTTGCGCCTCAGTAGCAGTACCGTCAAACACTGCCTGTGTTAAACCTAATTGGTTATAAAACTCAGTTTTAAGTTTCTCAACAGTCTCATTAATTTGTGAATTAGCAGGTCTGTTAAGTTGTGTGATTCTTTCAGTTGAGTCAATGTATGCGATACCGTTGTTGCCATAAGCTAATTGGTCATCAATGTTTTTAATACGAGCTTGCGCATCTTTCATTTGCTTATCAGTTCTTATAGCCTGTGGCATTTGAAGTATTATGTCCAATCTGTTTGGAGAGAATAGGTTATCATTTTGGTCTGTGATTGCCATCTTTCTAAGTAGCCTTTGAAGTGTAGAGTTTGGCTCATTAATGATTGAATAAAGAGGACTCTCAATTACAGCTACTGTAGATTTAGGCAGCCAAATATTTCTATACTGTCCAGTCTGTTCATCATAGACATTTACTTGAACAGATTTGTTAGTCCATCCCATAATTTGTGCTACACGCATTGAGTTAATGTCAAAGCTACCAGAAACGTTTGGATTTATAGTAGTATCAACAGGAACGACTGCAATGTAACCTTCGTCTAATAATGAGTACGCTACATCAAAGATAAATGAGATACCGGTTTGATCAATGTTTGCTTCGACATTCAAACAATAGTTTAAACCCGAATCTATGATCTCACGATCCTCATTTTTTTTATCTATTTTGACGTGATTGAACCTTGTCATGGCAACATCAATAGCAATCCTTGTAAAGATCGACGATGCGAATCTTGAAGAGCTTGCTTTGTAGATCATTGGTCTACGTGGTTGCCCATAGACAATCGCTTCTTCTTGTGGAGGGGCAAATGAGTCCTTACCAGTAAATGCATTCCAAGCATGTGATATTCGTTCAGATAGTTTCATTTACTCGAATACCCCCTGATTTCTAGTAAATGCAACCCAAGCGTCCATAAGCGCCGCAACGTTATCAATTTTGTCTGCGTTACGCTTCTTAGATAACTTTAGGTTGCCATTAGTGTCTTGTATCACTATAGAATTACCCATAGCGAATTTCATTAGTTCTTCGTCAAACAATAGTAACCTCTCATATGCTAAATTACCTATTTCTCCTAATGGAACTGATTCTGTTCGGTAACCCTGACGAACAACTTCCATTCCATACTCTCCATAAGTCTTAGCCCAAAGATCACAAAATCTGACTGAGTTATAAGGGTCGTAGCCCATCGTTAACACTGTGTACTGATGCGCCATAATATGTTGATCAAGGTCTTCAAACACAGCATCCATATCTAGTATAGGTTCGTCCATAACGATTAGTGAGCCTTCACGTATAAACTCTTGGTATTTCTCTTGCGTTGCTTTAGGAAGTCTTCTAACTTTTAAATCTGATACATATGCTCTTGTCTTCACACCAAACTTGCCAGTTCCCATAATCGGGAATAGGAATGTGAACGCACAGAAGTCATCCCCTTGAGAAAGGTCGGCTCCCATAGCACATACCATGTTGTCAAAGTTCTGTGGTGGGTGGACTAGAGTATCTTCGTATGCAAAGAAGTATGACACACCTTCCATTGGTAGCCCAAAACGCTTTGCCAAAATTTCGTTTCGCTTAGATGGCAATGCCTCCATCTTTCTAACGTCTTTTTCGTAAAGGTCGTATGTTATAGTAGCCCCTAAGTTAGGATTGGCTTTAAGCCACATCTCAGGGTTACCTACTTCCTTAATGTCATCAAGACGGTAGTACCAAATGGAAATATTTGGAGCGAAGTATTCACCTTTTAGTATGGACATTAACTCCATTTTGATTGAATCTCCGACACCATCACGTTCGTTACCTTCTGAAGATGTTGCTAGTATTAAATAGTCTCCGGTCTTACCCGCACCCTGTTCAAGTGCCTCGATTACATTTTCTTTAGTTCTACCAGAGAGCCATTCGTCAACACTATTCATCTTTGTACCCAAACCTTGAAGTTTATCAACTGACATCGTACGGATTTCGCAAAGAGAATTCGTTACGAAGTTCTCAATACCCTTTTTAGTAGATGCTAATTTCTTCTTAGTCCAAGTATTGGATAATATGTTACCTTGAGTCATGTATTTGTAAAGTGGCCCTCTCGAAAACGAGATTGCAGTTCGCATAGGCCCCAAAGTTTCTTCGGCTTGTTTCATTGTGGGAGCCGTTACAACCTGATGTGTTGAATCGGGATCACATACTAAGAAATATGAATGTAGTGTTGATGCGTACATAGATTTAGCAGCTCCTCTTGCCACAATTAAGTATTGAATATTTGTTAAACGTTTCTTTGTTGTTACAACCTCATTTCGCTTTAACTGCGGATTCCATCTAACCTCATCTATAAAGTAAAACCATGCCAATGCGCATTCTGCCCAAAGTCTAAAAGTTGGTAATAGATGAAGTGGGTCCCCATTAGCTAGTGTAAGTTCCTTTTCACAAAATTCAATATAGCCGTCGATTGCTTCGTCATCATAATAGTATTCTGGGGACTCTATAAGATAGTCGATACGGTTCATTTCCATAGACACAAATTCATTAACTGGGATTTCACCAGCAAGAACCTGATCACGGAACCTTCCGTATTCACGAGGTATCGCTGTATTTGATAGAGCCATTCAAATCCCCTTCTTATTTATTTTGTTTTTGTTTAGCTTGCAAAGATTTTATCTGCTTACTTAGCTTCATGTTTTGTTTAACCTTTTTCTGGCTTCTGTACATTGTTTTAGCAGATTTCTTTTGATACTTGGCTTGCTTTCTTAATTGCTTAGCTATTTGACTATCAAGTTTGCTACGCTTACTTGCGGATAGGGTCTTGAGTCGCTTGTAGTTTAAACTAGCCGCCTTCTTTCCTGCCTTTGCGCTCTTATACCCATACTTAGCAGATTTATTTTGAAGCTTAACGATAGATTTTTGATTTCGTTTTATCTTTTTAGCTTTAGAGCCTGCCTTTCTTGCATAAGAGGAAGGACGGTTTCTTCTAACACCCCAACGCATACCTTTGACACCATAATGCTGCAAAGTATTATTTTTTCTTTCCATTTTTACCTCCGATTGATCCAACCAATTTTGAGAAATCAATACCTTGGGCTCTTGAATAGTTTGCCATGGATTGTAAGCCTGCTCTTAACATATCACGTTTAACAGCATCCGCTGACTTTGTTCGATCTGTCGAATCGATGACGCGCTTCATTGGTTCTGATGCGTATTTTAAATCGCCGTCAAACGCCACGTTAACAGCGGCTCTGGCAACCATTCGACTGTATTCCGATTTCTGTTTGGTTCTCTGATAAAGTGCATTTGAAACTGCAGATTCTTCTTCGAAACGCTTAGATAGTTTTTTTAAATCGTCGTAACTATAGTTTTCTCGATTCTTAAATATCTCCTTGCATTCTCGTCTAGACGCATTGGATAGCATTCTGTTGTTACCGAAATTCATAAATTTGTTTTCTTCATTTAGTCGAACAGAACGTTTTATGTTTTTATCCAATTGTGATCTAGGTGATTGCTGTTTCTTCTTTATTGCTCCTTTAATCTTTTGGTTGGTTGTTTTTGTTTTCTTTTTTGCTTTTGAGACACCAACACTAGCTTTTTCTTTAAGGTCGCGTATACGTGATTTGAGACTCTTCTTTTGTCGAGCCTTAGCTCTACGTTTCTCTTGAAGATTTCTTCGAACACCCCAACGCATACCTTTTATACCATGGTGGTGTAATTCATTTGTGTTCTTCATAGACATAATCTCCCGTGTACGATTCTTTAATTCGCCACTCCAATTCCTTAACTGCTTCTTTGATGTAAGCAAGAGTTGAAGCTGTTGGTGGGTCAAAGCCCAATCGAACTTTTAGTAAAATATACGTCTTCACCATATCAAAGTCACCGTCATGCGCCGATGCTTCATAAACGTCCCATGTTAGCTCTCTTGTAAACCTAACATCAGCAGGCTCGTGGACACCAAGCTGTGACAGTATTGACATAGTACTTGATAGCAAAAGTGTAAGTTCAGTGTCAAACGCCGTATCCTCTTCATGGACATCCAATGCGTCTTTTACTTCTTCAAATATAGTTTTCATGTTACACCCCTACCATAAAATTGTGTCTCCTGGGGTTCTCGTAATAATTTCTTCTGGTTTACCATAATGAATTATGTTGTGAGTATCCGTGGAGACTGTAATAAGATAATTGTCGTCTAGCAAAAATTTAGGGTTGCTAATAAGGTCTTCATATGTGATGGGCTGAATATGGTGTACCAATATTTTACCTTCGATCCAGAGACCTTCAACCGCTAAATCTTGCCCGAGATCTCGTTTAATAACTTTGTCTCGAACTTGTAACCGTTGCCGACTTTTGTAAAACTTCATCATGGCCTCGCGCGGTGAGTCATACTCGTAATCATTTAGGATAAGAGCATTAAGCCTTTCGGCATAACCATCGAGTTTTACTATGTCACTGTAGGTGATCATTCCTTAGGTTGATAAGATTTCAAAGCAGTAATTGCAGCCTCGGCTAAATTCTTGTCGTCTTCTGACTTCTTAATTTGGTCAGCTTTAGATTTGGCAAGAGTTGCTTGGCTGGATTTAAGATCTTGCTCTGTTCTTTGTATTGAGGAACCCATCTTTAAAAAATGGTTGATTATAGATGGAGGTGCGGTGCCTTCAAGGAGCATCTCTTCTGCTCGACCGTAAGCTAGATTGATTAATCTTTGCTCTTGGGCATCTGGGGTTACTGCAGGTGCCATTTGTGTCTTCTTCTTTGCCATTGTTATCATCCTTTCGTATGCTTTCCCACAGGGTTCTGCAGATGAATTGATCTGCTTAGAACATATATTTAACAGGAGAAATTACTGTCTGTTTGATTAACTGTTAGTGAGCACGTTGTCTTTGTAGAAAGAATTAGTAATATGTTAACGAACCTATTCATCTGCAGAGCTCTGTGGGAA